GCCCAGCCTGAGTTGATGCCAGGCATCCGTACCCTGCTCTACGGCTACCCTATCTTCTGTAGTAAAGGTAGTCATAGTTTGGCCTCTGCTAAGAATTTTAAATGCTCTGCCAATGTAGCTACTTCATTTGCAGCTTGAGCAGCTCTTTCATGGTTATTTTTTGTTTCATGGTTATAGTAGTCTTTAAGAACTTGGTTAATCTCTATGTAAACTTCTGAATAATCTGTCATATTTTTTTGCTATTCGTAGTTAGTTTCTGTGCCTTTGCCTGGTCGCATCGGGACTGTTTCTGCATTAATTCCATGTAATCTTCTGTGCAATCATCGCAAATATTGACTACTTCTTGGGCATGATCTCTTAGGTACAGCCAAGCCTTGTAATCCCTTCTTGATGGGTAACATAAAGGATACCATCTACTCGTCATCGTGCATTGGCTTTTGCTCTGGCTGAACAATAAAATCAATATCTTCTAATTCGTTCATCTCCCATTTGCGAGAGAACTCAGCAGATAAGGCATCTATCGCAGCGTTCCATCCAAGCATGAAATACTCTTGTGGATGGTATACAGGCTCAGATAACTTATTAAAAGCCTCAAGGCACTTTTTATTAATCACTTTCGTTTTCTCCATTGATAAACGGCTGCATCATTAGGCGTTAGCTTTTTGGGCTGATCGTCTAAAGTACGAGCAAATTCTGCTTTAAAATCTGCCCACTTTTTCTTGTAGAACTCTTGCTCACTAGCTGGCACATAGCCATGCTGCTTTTTCCAGCGTATCTCTATATCTGTAGAACTTGGGGTATAAATAAAGTTATTTTCCATATTTTCTATCTGCCTCTCGTTTTAAACAAACTCCACATTTCCATCTACTTACCTTATTAATTCTTACCAACTTAAAATCACTAGCTGGTCGTAGAACCTGACAAGACACACACCACCTCTTTTCCATCCCAGCCTTTCTTTAAATAGCCAAACTCTGACGCATCGCATACGGCTCTGGTATCTAAGCACACATCGCATTTATCCACCCATATCCTATATTGGTGATCCTTTGGTTTATGGACTCCCCAGGTGTTGCCACAAGGGGAGCAAACATTATCAGGCTGCTCCTGTGCTAGTTTCATTAAATTGGGCTTTCATGTCGTTGTATGCGTTAGTGATAGCATCTAAAAACTTAGCGTTTCCCTTGTATTTCTTGTAAGATTGAGCAAAGGCCACCTTGAGTTCGGCAGGGCTTTTACTTGCCCTAATTTCCTTAATATCAGCCGTTAGCGTATCTTCTGTATCTACATCATCCCACAAATCTTCCCCTACATATAGGCTTAATCCTAGACCATGTAGAGCTATTGCTTTAGCCAAACAACGCTGCATAGCAGTATTTACGGCAAACGCATCAGGATTAAGTACAGCCTTATTGCGGTAGTCCATTACAGGCAACTGGGAAGTCATAGACTTGCCAAAGGCGGTTACTGTACAAAAGACCATTACTGTATCGCCAAACGATACAGGCTGACCATAAGTCCATGTAGCCTCTGGATCGTGTTGCAACAATGTATCAACAGCCCATGCCCAGCTCAAATAGCTAAGATTGTTTTTCTTTTCTATCTTGCTAGAAACATCTACATTTCTAAGTTCTAAATATTTACTCATTTTAATTCCTTCACTATGTTAATCGGATCTCTGCTACTTTTTCCATGTAAGCCCAAGAATGGTAATACAACTTACGGCCTAGGGCTTCCCAATCTTTCTTTGCTACACAATCACGAATAAACTCTTGTAGATCTGTATCGTCTACATCTTGCCCAATAGACTCAGCAAAGTTACCTAAATCTGTAGGATCAAACTCAGGGTCATTCTTAACTGCATCATACAAACGCTCATCTAGTTGCTCTTGCTCTGCCTGGTCATCGTATGGGGCTTCATAATAAGAATTGTTGTTGTACATAATTATCTTCTCCACGAATTGTTAAAGTTGTTGTAGAACAAGAACGCTGGGGGATTTTGCATAGGACAATCATTAGTCTTATAGCAAGGCGTTTGATCTACTACATCGGTCTTATAGCGTTTGATTGGGATTGGCGCACATCCCACTAAAGAGATTGCTAGGATAAGAATTAAAGCTCTCATATTGTATAAACACCAATACGAAAGCCATAGACACTAATTACAAAAGCTACGATTACAAACCCTAGTAAGCCACCTAAAATAAAGTCTTTCATAGTAGCCCCTTAGATTGTTTTTGGAAATTCAAAACGATCAGATGATTCACTATAACAATCTAGTTTTCCATCTACATAAATTGCAAAAAAACCAGATGCTTTACGAGCAAGGTCTATTGCATGATTTGTTGCAATATTGTTTGTTTCGTTAGATACAAAATCAACAATAATTTGACCAGCTTTGTTTATTGCTTGAACTTTCATTTTGTTACTCCTTCACGAGTGTTAAAAAGTGCTGCATGGATAAATACTAATCTACAAATGTAGAGATTTTTCACCTTTGTAAAAATATATTTTAAGTGTTGCTTTTTTGCACAGTTTTTAGATGGTGTAGAATAAAATGTCTACAAAGGAGCATATATGAATACTGTTGTAAATCTGCCACAAACAAGTTCATTCGACAAATTGATGACCGAATTTGGGACTATCAAGATCCTATGCGAAAAGATAGGTGTTAAGTATGTAACGGCCTATGCTTGGAAGATGCGGAATGGCATCCCTAAGAAATGGCATACAGCGATCATAGAGGCATCAGAAGGTAGGCTGACAGAGAACGACCTTGGCTAGTCAAAATGTCCGTACAGTCGCTCTTATGGAGTCTAGGGGCTATAAATGCGATGTGGTAGAAAGTTATAATGCTTTCACTAGGCGCAAGAAAGACCTATTCTCCATTTTTGACATTCTGGCTATTGGTAATGGGGAAACAGTAGGCATCCAGATCACTAGCAAAAGCAATATGTCATCTAGGATTAAGAAGATTAGCGAGTCTGAATTCTTGCCAGAGCTGGTGCGGTCTGGGTGGAAGATCCTAGTTCTAGGATGGTTTAAGCAGCCTAATGGCAGATGGGCTTGCAAAGAGTTTGAGATGTGATGTAAGATACGATTTCCTAAGTTCGAGGCTCTAACGACATACCAGGGGCTTAGGAGAAATAGTGCTACTGGGGGTAAAGGATGAAACAGCACAAAGTAGGTGGCGAAGCCAGAGCCTACTCCTTGAAAGTCTGGCGGGTTCTGTAACTCCGATGGAGCAGATGAAGGCGAATCTAGGTAGGCTAGGTTCGTTCACCGAAAGAGCAGTAACCTTACTAAAGACTAATACATAGGTATATACAATGTATATACATATATAAATACTTATATATAAATTAAGACTATGGAATCAATTAGCTACATTACTTGTACGCACAATAAAAAGATATTTGAAAAATGTTTGGCGCAATCTCTTATTTTAAAAGATGACGATGAGTTGATTGTTGTAGAGAACGCTAAGTCTATTGCAAAGGGATATAACACAGGCATAGACAAGGCTAAGAATAAAATTAAATGTTTTATTCACCACGATCTTATTGTTACCAATCCAATCCTACTACGCATGAATCTTATAGCTTATTGCATAGATGAGATTGGCATGGTAGGGATCATAGGCAGCCAGACAGATGCCTCTCCTTGGTGGGAAGGACAATGCGTTGGTAGCGTTGTAGATTCTCGCAATGGAATACTCTACTTTAACGATGGCAAGGAGTTTTGCTTACACCTAGACGGCCTTATGCTGGCTACTTACCAAGATGTGCGGTTTGATGAATCTATACCAGGCTTTCATTTATACGATCAAGACATCTGCAAGCAAATGGAAAAACAAGGTAAAAAGAACTTTTGCGTAAAAGATGGCTACAGAATGATTACTCACTTCACTAGCACACCAATGGATATTAATAAAATTAGTGGCTATGCAGAGGCTATGGAAGCCTATACAAAAAAATGGGCATCTTAGTACCTATAAATGTTGATTTCGTATACATATTAATATCTATATGTACAAATTAAGCCGTTTTGTGTACATATCCACCTATAAAACTGCATGAAACTTTAATAAATAAAACACTTGCATTTATGT